GACATCAAACTGCTCACCGACAAGCCGACGGGTGTGGCGTACCGGGTCGGCGACCCGACGCGATTCCACCGCATCTATCAGCCCAGGATCACGATCCAAGACGGCGTCCGGCGGGCGCTGAAGTGATCGCCGCCGGACTGGTCGACAGCGGAACCTGGTCGGCGTGCTTCGGGCTGTCCTACCGGGACACAATCGTCGCGGACCTGCTGGCGGGTAGGCGCATCGTGCACGAGATCCGCCACGTAGCCGGCTCGGGGCAGATCGCCACCGGCCGCAACAACGTCACGGCCGTGTTCCTGGACGGGACTGAGGCGCAGTGGCTGTGGTTCGTCGACAGCGACATGGGCTGGACAGTCGCGGACGCGCAGGCGCTGTTCGACTCCGCCGACCCGGTGACCGCGCCGATCGTCGGGGGGCTGTGCTTCGGGCTGCGCCGCACGGCACCGGGGCGGGCGAACTCGGAGCATTCGGCGATGTTCCCGACTTTGTTGCGCAAGCAAGGATCCGGGTTCGTGCCGTGGTGGGACTATCCGCGCGACCAGATGGTGGAGGTCGACGCCACCGGCGCGGCGTTCCTGCTCATCCACCGCGACGTCATCGAGAAGATGCGCGTCGACGGGGACTCCTGGTTCACCCCTGTCGCGTCCGGCGACCAGATGTTCTCCGAGGACATCTCGTTCTGCATCCGCGCAGCAAACCACGGTTACCGGGTGCGGGTGAACACCGCGGCTAAGACCGTCCACCACAAGGGCGCCTTCTACTTATCCGAGCAGCTGTATGACGCGATGAGGGGTGGGCATGGCACTTGGGGATCCGTACGCGAGTCAGGCTGAGCTCAAGTCGTACATGGGCGACACCGAGAGCACCGACAACAGCAAGTACGACGACGCGTTGAGCGCCGCCTCGCGGTGGATCGACCACTTCTGCGGCCGGCAGTTCAACAAGGACACCGCCGCGAGTGCGCGGGTGTACTACGCCGACCCGTTCCGGCCGTGCGAGGTCGAGGTCGACGACTTCCACACCACCAACGACCTGGTGGTGAAGATCTCGCTCACCGACGACGGCAACTACGACACCACCATCACGTCGGCCGGCTACCAGTTGCTGCCGCTCAACGGCATTGTCGAGGGCGAGGGCGGCTGGCCGTACTACCGGATCCAGTTCCAGAACGTTTACATCCCCTACTCGGTGCGTCCGGCGGTGCAGGTGACCGCACAGTGGGGCTGGGCCGTCGTCCCAGGGCCGGTGAAGGCGGCGTGTCTCATGCTCGCCGCCGAGACGTTCAAGCTCGCCCGTGAGGCGCCGTTCGGCGTTGCCGGCTTCGGCGCGTTCGGTGCCGTGAGAGTCCGTGACAACCCCCGGGCCGAGTCCTTGCTCGCCCCCTACCGCAGGACGCCGGTGCTGATCGCATGACGACGACGATCGCTGAGGTGATGGCGGGCATCGAGACCCGCCTGCAGACCATCACCGGGCTACGGACACGGGACGTGTCACCGGACCAGATCGTGCCGCCGTGCGCGATCGTCGGGGTGCCGCCGATCGACTACCTCGAGACGTTCAAGCAGAGCACCTACACGATCCGCCCCACGGTCACCGTGTTCACGTCCGCGGCACTTACCCGCGCCGGGCAGATCGCGCTCGCCAAGTACGCCGAGTTCGACGGCAGCAACAGCATCTTCCAGGCGATCAGAGCCGACCAGACCCTGGGCGGGAAGGTCGACTACTGCGTCGTCTTGTCGTTCCGTCCGCTCGGTCTGGAGGAGGTCGGAATCGTGGGCTACTACGGCGGCATCTTCGAGCTTGAGGTGTCGGTGTCATGAGCCGTATTCATGCCACGAAGTCCCGGGTGCTGGCGAACGAGTACGCGATCTCGTGTGACCTGAACGGGTTCGGGCTCACCCACTCCCGGCAGATGGCCGAGGTGACCAGCCTGTGTGACGACGGCACCCGGTTCATCCCCGGCCAGTTGTCGGGCTCGCTGACGTTGCGGGGCTACTTCGACTCCACGACAGGCTCGTTCTACACCGAGGCACGTGACGCGGTCGGTGTGGACGACGGGTTCCAGGCCACGGTGATGATCGGGACGTCGGTGGGGTCTCCGGCGTTCCTGACCGTCTCCGACCTGTCCGAGTTCACTGTCGACGCGTCCCACACCGACGCGGTGACGACGCAGATCACCGGCATGCCGGACAACGGCGTCGACTGGGGCGTGGTGCTGCACGGCCCGGTGTCGGAGGACTCCACCGACGACGAGTCCAGCGTCGACGAGTTCGTGCCGTCCAGCAACGGCGGTGTGGCGCATCTGCACGTGACCGACTTCGACGCCATCACCGACCTGGTGGTGGAGGTCGAGCACTCCACCGACGACTCGAACTGGTCCACGCTGGTGACGTTCTCCACCGCGACGGGCACGACGTTCGAGCGCAGGACGGTCAGCGGCACGATCAACCGTTACGTGCGCGCGTCCTGGACGATCACCGGGACCGGCGGCACGACGTTCGTGGTCGCACTGGCCCGTCGCTGAGTTCCCCCCTAGTTCTCCGGCCTCGCGCCGGCCCTTCACCATGCGTAAAGGAGTGAACCGGTGGCGCGTTTCCACGGCAAGGACGCTCATTTTTCCATCGATGACAGTGGTGGCACCCTTCGGGACATCACCCGTCACGTCCGATCGGTGAACGGGCTCCCCGGCGCCCGACAACTGTCCGACGTGACAGCGATGGGCGACGAGGGCACGCGTAGCATCCCTGGTCTCGCGAACGTGACGTTCACCGTCTCGGGTGTCTTCGACACCACCGCTACGACGGGCAGCTACACGGTGCTGAACGGTCTGCGTACCACCACGTCGACGTCGACGTTCGAGTACGGCCCGGCCGGCTCAACCGGCGGCGCGCCGAAGCTGACCGGCGAGTGCTGGATGACCGAGTTCACGGTGGACACCTCGCACACCGACGCGATCCCGTTCTCGGCCACGTTCCAGGTCGACGGCACCGTCACCGCGACGACGTTCTAGTGCTGCACTCCCGCGTCAAGGGCAAGACCGAGATCCGGCATGTGCAGGGGCTGATCCGGATCGCCCCGGCGCAGATCCAGGCGCAGATAGCCAGGAGCGTCCGGCCGATCATGCGTCGCATCGAGCCAGAGGTGAAGACCGAGGCCGGGACGCTGCCGAGACGCGGCGGCTACGCGCCGCTCATGGCTCGGGCCGTCAGGGTGCGCACGCAGGTGCGCCAGTCGGGGCATCGCATCAACGCGCGGGCGGATGTCTCGGCGAGAGGCAAGCGGGAGGAACGCGACGTCCGCGCGGTCAACGCCGGCATCCTGCGCCACCCGGTGTTCGGGCGGCGCAAGGTCTGGCGCGTCACCAACGTCCTACCTGGGTTTGTCAACCGTCCGATCGACCGGGCCCGTGACCGCATCGTCGATGCGGTCAAAGAGGCCCGCGATGACGCCGCAGAGAGGATCGTCCGCGGATGAAGATTCAACTCCCCGGTCCGGACCGGGAACGTCTCGGAGCACCAGAGGTCATCGACTGTGACCTGTCCAACGGCCTGTCCGTGAAGGAGGCGATGGCAGTCGAGCGCGCCATCGCCGCCATCCCCGAGGACATCGAGGACGAAGACCTGCAGGCGCTGCGTCAGTGCTCCCCTGACGACGTGCTGCGGTTGATGATCCCTGACGCGCAACCGCACCCGAGCGACCCGAACAAGATGCGGGCCAAGTTCAGCGCGTTGGGGATGCTGCTGCGGGTGTGGCTGGGACTGCACCGGGCGAAGATCCACGTGCCGCTGCACGAACTCGACTTCAGCTCCGTCGGGCTGCTCTCGTGGATCGACGTCGAGCGAGAGCCGGAGGGAAAAGATACATCCGCGACCAGTGGCGCGAGTACGCGCTCGAAGTCGCGGCGATCTGGACGCAGTACACGCTCGACGAACTGAAGGAACTGCCCGTCGAGGTGTTCGACGCGATGTGCCAGTACGTAGACGCGAAACGTGACGGCAAGTGGTCGCCTCGGGGGTGAGTAGATGACCTCCCCGAACCGGCGCGACATCATCCTCGACATCGAGGTCCGCTCCGACACCGCTGGAGCCACCGCAGCGGCGCGTGGCCTTGATGACGTGGCCGACAAGGCCGACAAGGCCGACGACAAGCTCAGGGAGGCCGGCGAGAGCGCCGACAAGGCGTCGGACCGGTTCAAGGGCATGTCCGATGACGCCCGGCGTCTCGGCATCGAGGTAGAGCGGACCAAGGCCAAGATCGCCGAGCTTCAGTCCCAGATGCTTGAGTTCGGCGACGACCGGGTACTGCGCAGCCAACTGCGCCAGCAGCGGGCATGGCTCGCCACCTTGGAGCAGATCGGCCGCGACATGCCGGACGACAACCCGGTCGCACGCCAGATCCGCCGCCAGTTCAGCCAAGCCGCCGGCGAGGGCATCATCGACGGGCTCAATACCATCGCGATCTCGCTCACCCGCGTCCGTGGCCCCGCCATCGTCGGTGCCGCCATCGGCGCGGCGGCGCTCGGCCCGGCGCTCGCTGGCGCTACCGGCGGCATCCTCGGTGCCGGCATCGGCACGCTCGGCGTCGTGGGTGGTGTCGCCACGGCGGCGCGGGACCAGCGGGTGCGGCAGGAGTTCAACCGCTTCGGCGACACCGCGATGGAGTCGCTGGGTGGCGCGGCCTTCGTGCAGCCGACCGTCGAGGCGTTGCGCGAGCTTGGCAAGGTCATGCAGGAGATCAAGATCGGCGAGGCGCTGGCGCTGGTCTCCGACGACGTGGGGCGGCTGGCCGAGGGCGTCGGTGACTTCGCCCGCAACATCATGCCCGGTCTGCGTGAGGCACTGGAGCGTAGCGGCCCGTTCATCGACGTGTTCGCCGAAGGGCTCGGCGAGATCGGTGGTGCGCTCGGGCACTTCATGGCCGACGTGACCGCCAGCCCCGGTGCGATCATGGCTCTGGACGCGACTCTGGGTGTCATCGCTAGCACCATCGAAGGCCTGGGCAGCGGCATCCGGTTCCTGTCCGACGCCTTCGGTGGCGCGGTGATCGCCGGCGCGGCGTTCACCGGGGCACTGGAGGACATCCCCGGTCTCGGGATCGTCTACGCCGAGCTCAACGACATCGCCGAGGGCTGGCTCGACAACATCAAGGCGCAGCCGGACGCCGTGAAGGACGCCAACGGGCAGATCCGCCCGATGTTGAAGGACCAGGCGAGCCACTGGCGCGACATGGCCAACCGCATTCGGGACGTCAACCGAGAGCTTCAGACGTACATGTCTCGGTCGATGGAGGTTGCCGCGACCGGTGACGAGTTCGAAGCCGCGATAGACGACCTCACCGAGTCGCTGAGGGAGAACGGCAACACGATCGACGCCAACACGGAGAGGGGTCGCGAGAACCGCGATGCGTTCCGGGACGCGATCCGCGCCGCGCAGGACCACCGGACCGCGCAGATCGAGGCGGGGCTATCGGTGGCCGACGCGAACCTGAAGTACCAGGAGCAGATCAACAAGATCGAGGGGATCGCCGAGCAAGCCGGCATCACACGTGACCAACTGCTGAAGCTGGCCGGCCGCTACGACATCTCGATCAACGTCACCGCCCGCGCGTCCGAGTTGGCCTCCCGTATCGTCGCCGCGGCCGGGCTGCGTGCCGGTCAACTGCGGGCGCAACTCTCCGGCCTGCAAGAGTTCGC